TCTTGCAACTTTTAATTGCTCTTCACTAAGTTGATTTGCAGAAACTTTTTCTCTAAGTTTAATAAACTGATATAGATATGCTTCTGCAGGTGTTAATGCAACACTTACATATTCACTAAGTTGTATATTCATTACTTGTGATCTTCTATCCACTTCTTTGCTAGCGGTTTGCTAGGAGGTGTTTTTAAAAATTGGCGTACTTCGCTGTCGATTCGACTTATATGATCCCATACTTTAGGACGTTGGTCGTAGCTGTTATCTATGATATGGAAATGTGATTTACCAAACATTGCCTGTAGTCTGCCCATATTCTTTTGAACTGCATTCCACATTTTTTGAACAAATGTGTCTGGTAATGTTCTTTGACGTTTCTTATTTTGATCTAGATTTGTTTCTAAGTCAGTATTTACAAAAACCATCATACTGTCATACCCTAGTGCATCAAGTCGTGTTTTAATTTTGGCAATTTTATCTGCATCTTTAGCAGTGCCGTCGATAACAAGTCCCAACCGTCCTTGCTTGTATAATTCTTCTTGTTTATTTGAAATCTCTTTAGCACGATCTCTAATTTCTTGTCCTTTTTCGCTAGCAATATCTTTAGGATCAAGGGTTAATCCTGCTTTACGCATTAAAAATTCATAGGCTAGATCAGGATTGACTACCTTTAATCCTGGTTTATCTGCCATTGTCTGATTGTATACGAATCCTTTACCTGAACCAGGTCCGCCTGCTAAAAAGATTGCTTTAAAAATATTTGGATCGTTGATGCCTTCTTCTATAGCATCTTCTGTAGCAAGAGTAACTTTTTGACCGGGGCGTATATTCGCTCGTTGGTTAGCAGGAGTTGTTTTTTTAGGTTTGATAGTAGTTTTACCGCCATCTTGTTCTATGTCAACTGCATCCAAATCAATTTCAATCGCGCCGCCTGCTGCTGTAGCTTTCTTACCGGCTACACGATCAATTTTAATTTCTTGTTCTAAAAATTCTTTTGCTTTCATGATATTGTTATTTATTCAGTGCTTGTACACGTCTACTAGCTGGATTGACTCTCTTAGTTCGTTTTGCTTTACGGATCATTCTAGATCCAAACCTTGCTTTAGTTAATTTTAGTTTGATACGTTTCTTTATATCAGGTGCACGGAAACACTGGCTTACATTAGAAACCACTCTTCCTTTGCGTTTACCGGTGGTGCATCTGTACTTTCGAACTACTTTTGCGCCTCTACGGCCCCAAGCAACACCTTCATCAATTTCTTTTGTAATTTCTTCTATTAGCATTACATTGTCGTTAGTATAAAATAAACCAGTGCTGCACAACCACTTGCAAGAAAACCAATTGTGCCAATAGCCCAACCTATTATTTGTTTTTGACGTTCGTGGCTTTGATTCACTAGAACATCTTTGATATCAACTAGTACAGTCTCAACTGTAGACAAACGCTTTTCTACATTATCAAACTTTTCTTCCATCCGAGAGTACCTTTCGGCACACAATTCAACATGGGCTTCTAAACTCTCTTTTTCGATGTCAACTGTTGACATTTTTTCCTCCACATAAAGACTATCATATGCGATGCTACTGATGGTGCCTTAGAGTGTGCCTGTATTGTTGTGCCTTTATTAATGCCTATGCATCTTTATAGTGTATTTATGCAGACACAATGTTAATATACAAGTTACAATATTCATTATCTGTGTGTATTAGCGTCTTTGAAAAATTAACAGTTTCATCTAAATTTGTAATAATAGGAACAAAACTAAGATCAGCTTTTAATATTTCTAAATCTTCGCCCCATGGCTTTTCTCTATCAGTACCGAATTTAAATTTCCATACGTTATGACTACCCGAATATGTTGTTCCGAAGTCGAATTTAGATACATTATCATACAAAGAAATAGGCAATTCTACAATTTGTACAGTACTTCTTAATCCTATTAGTTGAAGTAAGGTTTCAAAATTTCGTTGCTTGTTACGACTTTTGTCCCAAGAAGACTTACTACTAATCACAGTATCACTATCGTCAATAAAACGTTTTATTTTTTTATTATATGGACTAACTGTGCCTGTATGCGTAATATCTATTAGTGTGTAAACTTCGTATAGTGTAACTAAATCTACATTAGATGTAACTGCTGCACTACCATGTATGCGCTCGTCGATTGTCATACATTTATTTAAGCCATAAAAAAAGCCCACTATAAAAAGCGGGCTTTAGTATAAAGTTAAAAACTATTAAGCTAGTTTGAAACCTGGATTAGTAACAGTAGCTGAACCAATTGCTAGTGTTGTTGATCCATCTTCCGAAGTGATGTTGCCAACTGCTTGTACTAGGTCTTCTACGTGAGCTGCTAGTGTTTCGCTGTTAGTACCATCCCAAGTATCTGTACCTGCTGCAACTTGAATTGCAACTGAGATCTGATCACGATCTACTTGTGCAACAATAATGTTACCTACTTGTGCAATTGCACGAAGTACTTGATCAACTGCTTTATCTGCATTGCGATCAGCAGCCATTGCAGTGTCGTCACCGCCAGCGTCTGTTTCGCCTGTTTCAAGACCTGTAATAGCAACTTTTAAGAAAGCTACTTGGCCTTGGATTGTGTTAGTAAGAACTGGAATTACTCCATTTGATCTTGTAATTTCTGCCATTTTTTAATCTCCATAATGTGTAGGGGGTACCCCCTACACTGCTTTATTATATTTATTATTATGCCGCTGTTAGTGAAGCTGCAGCTGTAACTGTTGTCGAAGTTAGATCGACGCCACCTGTACCTACTGAATCACCTAGTTGACGAATCTTAGCTTGTAGGTCACCTGCACCTGAAGCTGAACTATCACATACAACTGTGATAATGCCGTTTGCATCATCAGTACCAAAGTATGCAAGTGGGTTACACTCACGTAGAATTGCTTCTACTGCTTCGTCTACTGCATCGTCTTCTGTACGAAGATCAACACCAGTGTCAATTTTGTATGCTTTTACAGCGCCTGTGTAAAAAAGTGTTCCAACGGTAAAGTTGTTGAAACCGTGAACGCGAGTTTGTTCTGCCATTTTAAAATCTCCTAAATGGTTATTATTTGTATGTATTTATTATTTGAAAGCTCTTCCTAGTGCATAACCAGCGCCAAAAGCGATAGCGGCCTTTTTAGCAAGCCCCATACCAGCTTTGCCCTTTGCACCTTTAGGAAGTTTAGGGTAAAGATCACTACGTCTACTGTGTAGTTTATAGTGACGTTCAAGAAGTGCTAATGCACCTTTCTTTTCTTCATCTGTTAAACCTGGCCAATCTGCAACTGCACGTCTAGCGGCAATGAGCTTTTGGTCGGTAACATTAAGAAACTTTTGCATTCTGTACAGTAATTGTCTTACTGCGCCATTATCATATCTTCCGTTTTGGATTCCGCGAAGATATGTTTTAAACTGTAGCATAGGAACATTATGTTCTGATGGTACAGCTATTTTATCATGATACATATCTTTATTATTAATAACTGCTACTTGATTATGCAAATCCGTAGCACTATTTCTAATCTTATCGAATTGGTATTGCAGTGTATTTTTAGCATAATTACTAGCAAACTTTGGATCTTCGTGGCGTAATATTTCCAATGTTAAAACATGTAAGAACAAACTATGTACTAGGTCATCAATCGATGTAGGAAGATTTCTTTCGTTTCGTAATAGTCTGGCTTCGGTAAGTTCTTGTTTAATAAATTCAAAAGCCATATTAGTTCCAATTCTTAATAGCATTGAAGTTTTCTTTTGAAAACTCTAATCTGTCAACTAGTTTTACTGCTTCTTTGCCATTAATAGCAACAAAGCCTTCTGGGTTGGTTACACGATACCCAGTATCTGTTTTCATAAATGTACCAACCATACTTTCTAACTTGTTTAGTTTACTTACTAGCATATTTTTTAATTGTATTAATCCTTTATATACACTAATAACTTTAATTAATGTAGGCATGTTTTGTTCTACAAACTGCTCTTGGCGTTCTATTTTTTCAACTCGTCGCTGAGCAGCAGGAGAATCTGAACCACTTTTCAGTCCGTCAATTTCTTTTTGCATTATGCCTTTATAGTATTCAACAAAACCCTCAATGAACTCTTGCGGATTGTCTACAGGTTCACCTCCTCTTACTTTAGTGTTCATGTACGCTTTCATAGGCTTAGCTACATTGGGGTCTGTTATTATATCAAACTCGCCTTTGGGCACAGTTTCTAATAATTGTCCTACTCTGGAAATATATCTGTTTATTACACTCTGTTCTTGATCAGTGAGTGTTGCTGTTCCTGTTACATTTTTATATGTTGCATCGTCAAACCAAACACGGCTTGTTTGGTTAAGTCCGCTAACATTAGCACCAAACTCAGCTTGCATATCTGCCATTGTTTCGCCTGAATAAGTTGTGTGAAACACAATACCGATCTTAGCATTAGCAATTCTATCGCCAAGTTGACTATCTACTGGCACTGCATATGTAATTAGCTGCGGAGTAAACACATAATGAGGTTCACCTCCGATATTATCTAATTTAACATCATCATCAGTAAACAACAAGTCCCCCTGTAATACGTTGCCAATACCCAGTGCCTTAAGTTCATCAAATGCTACTTCCAGTTTAGCTGCTAGTCCGGGCTTAAACTGCTCTAAGTCTTTTTTGCTTTTTACGCTCTTAGGGTCTTTTTTGTTAAACACTGCTTTTGGACCAACAAAAAACTTACCGTCGTCTGGGTCAGTTCCTACAAAAATTGCAGGTGCACCATCCCACTTTACTGTTAGTTGACTTTTACCTTGCCCTTGCTCTAAAATATCTACAACTGCGTCTATATATTTTAGAGCTTTTACTGCACCATCAAAACCTTGATCAAACACTAGATCCTCAGCATGCTCAAGATGTAAATTTTTATCTTCATTAATGCTTTCAGTCTTAGGCATTTTAGTTTGGAGATATGCGTCAACCATTGCATATATATTTTTTTCAATAATTTCTGGAGTAAACTTTGCAGGATAACTTCTACCGTCGTACTGACTAGGAAACATTTTTTTAGCCCACTTTTTCCACAAAGCTGCTTTGTCCGATTTATTATATTTGTTATCGTTAGCTTTAGTTGTTATGCGTTGATTTGCTTGGAACTCATACCAATTTGCCATAGCTTTGTTTTTTAAAGGAACTCTTCTTTTTTGTATTTTTTTAGCGTCGCGGCTATACTGTACGTTCTGACCAACGCCTTTGGCTATTCCTTTAATTTGAGCCAGTGTTTTTCCGACTGGTCCTACTTCATTTATTCTCATTAGCTTTACGAACGCCTCTTTGGAATTTTTTAGAATCCTGTCCTTTAATACTGTTTATTAATCTTCGCTCTAACTCGCCTGCTGTTTCAGCATCATAATTTTCTCTTATTTGGTTAATTAAGTTAATTGCACTTTCAATTATATGCAGTCCTCTGCTTTCAACAATATGTTGACGATCTTTACTTACTGCGATAGATTCAAGTTCTTTTAAGATGCTACGAGTTTGTCGTTTCACTGCGGGATCCTTTGTTTGCTTTTTATTATTTAGCTAGATTATACAAACTAAATATTGTCATGAAACCAACCTCCCCTACGTTTTGTATGCACCCTTGGACTAGTATAGATATTAACAACAAGGGAATTTTGTCTCCTTGTTGTAAATATCAGGAACGGTTAGATCCTTTGTGGAAAGAACACAAATTAGAAACGCATACTATAGAAGAATTTCAAAATAGTGAATGGATGACTAACTTAAAAACCCGTTTGCTTAACGGAGAAAAACCAGAAAGTTGTAATAGATGTTGGGTTGAAGAATCTTCCAAGCTGGAAAGCCTAAGACAGATAGACCAAAAAAGATACGGTTCAGATATAGATTTAGATTTGTTTGATTACGATAACCCCGAAATAAAAATATTAAATGTCCAATTAGGTAATTTATGCAATATCAAATGTAGGTCTTGCCATCCTAGAAGTAGTTCAACATGGATTAAAGAATGGAACGATATATACGGTGAAAAGTTTCCGCACAATCAATTTTATAAAGATAGAACTGCATGGGAACAAATACTAAACAAAGCCACTGGATTAATAAGATTACAAATTTCAGGTGGGGAACCTTTTCTAACAGAAATACACGAACATAAAGAAATATTACAAACTATTGTATCTAGTGGTTCTGCAAATCAAATGACATTAGAATATCATACAAATTGTACTATCTTTCCAGACGAAGAAATCTGGAGTATGTGGAGTCATTTTAAGTCAGTACTAGTTAATCTTAGTTTAGATGGTATTGGTAGACACCTCGAGTATACTAGGTTTCCAGCAAAATGGGATATAGTTTCCGAAAATGTTATTAGATACAGCAAGAAACAACAGGAAATAGAAAATTTTAATACAGCTATAGGAACTGTAGTTAGTGCCTATACTATATATTATCTAGATAATATACTTGACTTTGCAGAAGAACACAATCTAAAAGGAACATATTTCAACAGACTAAATTGGCCTTCTTACATGAAGTGTAGTATTTTTCCTGATCCGGTTAGACAAGCAATTGCAAAAAAACTTTTACAGAGTAAACGTATAGAAGTCAAAAAATGTGCTCAGTATGTGTTAGATGAAGCGTTTGATTCTAAGTTGTTTGCTACGTTTATAAAACAAAACCAACTACACGATAATTACAGAAACATACACTTCAATAATGTATTTCCGGAACTAGCAGAACTAATTCGTAATTATTCTTGAGTTTTAAGACCGGCTAACATTTGTTTTAATTTATTACTTTTAACGTCTGCATTTATCTTAGGTTCATCTAAACTTGATGTTGACCCGCTGACACTGCTACTTGCTTTAATCTTATCATAGATATTGCTAGTGGTTTGACTATTTGAATTATATGTTTCTTCTTCTCCTAGATCGCTAATTCGCAAACTGTCAATATTGAATTCTAAATCAATTTTACTACCAACACCACTACTGCTACGAGTTTTAATAAGTTGCAATTGATATCTACCACGCTCTCTCATAGCACGGCTTGTGTAAATTGCAAAAACATTATCTGCTGTATTAATTTTACTAATACCACCTGCAATGTGCGAATGATCAAGTTCAACTTCTTCGACTGCACTACGATTCAGCTGAGATGCTGTTACTAGCATCAAATCCAATTCTTTTGCTAGATTACGCAATTCTTCTGCTACATATTTGTCTTTAACAAACTGATCTGTTGGCGCAACTTTTACGGTACTCGGCATAAGCAAATCCAAATAGTCAATAAGCAGTAAGTCTACATTCCAACCATTTTTTATTTGTAGTTCTTTTAAATATGCTCTTACATCATTAACGTTACTCTGTGCTGGCATGTATTTT